CCGCGTGCCGACTGCGACGGCACACCGCACGGCCCCTACGGCTACCCGCATGCCCGCACCGCCCAGCGGCCCCCCAGCGCCGACCATTTCATCTGGCTGATCCTCGCTGGCCGCGGCTACGGCAAGACCCGCACGGGCGCGGAGACCCTCGTCGACCGGGTGTTGCGCACCCCGACGGCACCGGACGGCGCGCCGACCGAGTGGGCGATCGTCGCCGAAACGTTCGGGGACGCCCGCTCGATCTGCGTGGAAGGGCCGTCCGGGCTGCTGCGGGTTCTGCACCGGCGCGGCATCGCCCACACCTACAACAAGAGCCTGTGGCAGATCCGGCTCACCGGCGGGCAGATCATCCACCTGATGGGCGCCGACGACGCCGACGTCGGCCGAGGCCACAACCTGTCCGGAGCGTGGCTCGACGAGTTCGCGAAATGGCGCTACGCCGCCGCCAGCTGGATCGAGGGTCTCGCCCCGGCGCTGCGCATCGGCCAGCCGCAGGTCATCATCACCACCACTCCGAAGCCGCTCACCCTGCTGCGGGACTGGCTGTCCCGCACCGACGGGTCCGTCGTTGTCACCCGCGGCTCGACCTTCGACAACGCGGCGAACCTGTCCGCGGCCGCCCTCGCCGAACTCCGGAAACGGTATGAGGGCACCCGCATCGGCCGCCAGGAGCTGTACGGCGAATACCTCGACGACAACCCGAACGCCTTGTGGAAACGCTCCCAGCTCGACGCCGACCGGCGCACCGCCCGGCAGATGCCCGACCTTGCCCGCGTCGTCGTCGGTATCGACCCGGCCGCCACCTCCGGTGAGGAGTCCGACCTGACCGGCATCGTCGTCGCCGGCCGCGACAGCGACGGTGCGTTCTGGGTGTTCGACGACCGGTCGCTGCGCGCCACCCCCGACGGCTGGGCCCGCGCCGCGATCGACGCCTACCGGGCCGCCCACGGCGACCTCATCGTCGGCGAGACCAACAACGGCGGAGAGATGGTCGAGGCCGTGCTGCGCCACGCCGACAAGACGATCCCCTACAAGGCGGTGACCGCCACCCGCGGGAAGAAACTCCGCGCGGAACCGATCTCGGCGCTGTACGAGCAGCACCGGGTCCACCACGTCGGCACCTTCCCCGACCTGGAAGACCAGCTGGTCTCCTGGTCACCAGACGCCGACTACTCCCCCGACCGGATGGACGCCCTCGTCTGGGCCCTCACCGAACTCGCCGACGTGTCCGGCTTCGACGACTTCGTCACCGGCCTCATCTCCACCGGCCCGGCCGCCGGCCCGAAACCCGCCGAGACGGCACAGGTCGGCGTCGACCAGCTCATGCACAGCCTCACCACGGGAGGAACCGCCCGCCGATGACCGTCCCAGGCAAGCCCCACCCCTCCGCGCCGCCGCGCACCGGCCACCCCGGCTCGAAACGGCGGCCGCCGACCGCGGACATGCGCCGCGCCCACCGGCGCGCGCAACGCGACGCCCGCCGGCGTAACCGGTCATGAGCCGCATCCCGACCGTCGGCCGGGTCGTGCACTACCTTGCCCGCGGCTCAGCGGACGGCGTGTTCCCGCCCGTGTGCCGGGCCGCGCATGTGACTGACGTCGACCCGGACGATCCGGCCCGTATCGGCGTGGCCGTCGTCAACCCGACCGGGCTGTTCTTCCACCCGCTCGACGCCGGCGGCTGCACCCTCGACGGCACAGACCCGGCCGGGGCGCGTACGCCCGGGTCGTGGCACTGGCCGGAACGGGCCTGATCCCAGCGGCGGCCACCCTGCCATTTACTGCCACGTACCGTAAACGCGGCTGGCCGGCGGTCAGGGCCCTGGAGAGGTTGCCGCGGCCGGGATCTTGTCGACGTACAGGGTCATCCTGGTGCTGTGCACCCGCGTGCCTGCGGGCGGATCCTGGCGGGTCACCGTCCAGTGGCTCTCGTACACCTGCGCGCGCTGCTGGCCGGTCGCGTCCCACCAGACGGGGACGAACCCTGCCTGCCCGGCCTGGTCCTTCGCGTCGGGGAGGGACATGCCGACGAGGTTCGGGACCTGGCGGCTGGACAGTGTGGGCGCCCGGTCCGCGAGGCTCACTGCGACTGTGCAGCCGCCGATCACCGCGACTAGGCCGACGGTGATGGTGATGAGGATCCGTCGGCCGGTCCAGCGGCGCTGGCGCCTCGGGGGGCGTTTCCTGGCGAGCCGGTCCAGGTCGACGTCGGGCGCGACTTTGCGGGCGACGTCCCGGGCGGCTCCGGCCATCTCCCCCCACTGCGGCGGAGTCGGCGGCGCCCACCGGCCCTGCGGCTGCGGCCACTGCTGCGGCTGCTGCGGGCGTTTGCGGTAGTCGACCATTCATCCCCCGATCACGACGACCGGGCGAATTCTGCCACTAATTGCTTGCCGTCAAGGGCAGCGGGTTGATCTGTTCTTTCCCATGCGGGAGGCGTTGTGTCGCGCCGTCGCCGCAGCCAGGCCCAAAACCGCCGCCTGGACAAGGCGACCGGTGCACTGCCCGCCCGCGTCACCCAGGCCGGCGGCACCGTCCGGCCCATCCCGCCCGCGCAGCAGCAGGCCGCCCAGCAGCACGGTCTAACCCCGTGGATGTACGGTGGCACACCGTTCACCGCGCTGGGCCGCACCGACCCGCAGGTGCCGTTCGGCCCGGGCCTGCCGCTCATCCCCGCCCCGCTGGACCCCACCGGCCCGCAGGGACGCACGGCACCCCGCCAGTCCGAATACCCCATCTCGTGGAACCTGCCCGGTTTCGGGGACCGGCCCATCCCGTGGGGGACGCTGCGCGCCGCCGCGCAGGTCGACCTGGTCCGGGACTGCATCAGCCTGTTGAAGAAGGAGATCAGCGGCCTGGAATGGTCGATCGCGATCGCCGAGGAGGCGGTCGACGACCTGATGGCCGCCGGCGAGGCGGACCGGCGGGTTGAGGCGAAGAAGTTGCTGCGGGCCAAGCTCGGCCCGGATATCACCCGGGCCCGCCAGTTCTGGCGCCGTCCCGACCCGCAGAACGGGCTGGGGTTCAACGACTGGCTGTGGGGTGCGCTCGAGGAGATCCTCGTCCTGGATGCCTGGCCGCTGTTCCCGTACAAGGCGCTCGGCGGCAACACGCTCGGTCTGCGCACGATCGACGGGTCGACGATCAAACCGTTGATCGACCATCTCGGTCTGCGGCCGTCCCCGCCGAACCCGGCGTTCCAGCAGCTCCTGCACGGCTTTCCCCGCGGCGAGTACACGGCGTCGATCGGGAAGGACGGGGCGGTCGACGGCGGGTTCACCGCCGATGAGCTGCTCTATCACCGCCGTGAGATCCGCGCCTGGACCCCCTACGGGCTGTCCCCGGTGGAGGCATGCCTGGCCCGGGTGAACCTGTGGCTGAAGCGGATCGACTGGATGACGAAGGAGTGGGATTCCGGCAGCCTGCCGCAGGCGATGATGGAGATCCCCCCCGAATCGCGGATGACCCCGGATGATCTGATCCGCTGGCGGGAGGCGATCAACAACCATCTGGGTGGGGACGCGGTCGAACGGCATCGCATCCAGGTGGGTCTGCCCGGGGGGAAGCTGTCCCGGCTGACCGACGCCGCCGACGCCTACAAGCCCGACTACGACACGTTCATCGTCAAGCTGGTCTGCTCGTCGTTCGGGATCGCCCCGGCCGAACTCGGCTTCATGGACAGCGGCGGGTTGGGCGGCGCCTCGTACCACGAGGGCCAGGACGACATCCAGCAGCGCAAGGGCATCACGCCGTGGACGACGTGGCTCGCCGGCATCTTCAACGAGATCAACGTCCGCTATCTGGGTGTCGACCCGGCGATCGAGTTCCGTTTCTCCGGGCTGGAAGAGGAAGACGACGCCGCCACCGACGCGATGGTCAACGCCCGGTTGAAGTCCGGGCGGATCACGCTGAACGAGGCCCGTGACGCCCAGGGCTCCCCGCCGTACCCGTTCCCGGAGGCCGATCAGCCGTTCATTTTCGGCGGTGTCCCCACCTGGCTGGAAGGCCAGAAGGAGATCGCCGAGGCGCAGGCACAGGCTCAGGTCGCCGGCGCGCAGATGGCCGCACAGAACCTGAAGGCCGGGAAACTCCCCTCGGGCAAGGACCCGAACACCCCGAAGGGCGAGCGCGCCGAGGGCGACGAGCCGACCCCCAACCGGGGGACACCGACTGCGAACAGCGAGGACCACGGCGCGGGGGCGAAGCCGGCTGTCGAGGAGAAGGCCGACGACACCGAGGCGGACGCGGAGAAGGCCGCGCGGGCCGACGAGCTCGGCGCGTTCGGCCGCTGGGCGTCGAAAGCGGCGAAGGGCCGGGCTGCTCCCCCCCGGCCCTTCGCTTTCACCTTTGTGGACGCGGACACCGGCCGGCAGCTCAACCAGCTCGCCGCCGACGGCCTGGCCGCGGAAGCCTCGGCCCTCGCGAAGACCGAAGCCGCCGCGCTGCGCAAGGCAGGCGGTGATGCGTCGGGGGAAGCCCTGCCCTCCGTGGGGGGCTGGCAGGGGTTCGCAGCCCACGACGCGCTCCTCCCCCACCTGTCCCGCCTGGTGTCCCGGGGTGCCCGGCGGCTTATTGACCCGGCCGCCACCGCGCAGGCTCTGCACGACCGCTGGCCGCAGGGCTCGAGCCTCGAACGGACCGCGCTGGTCGGGGAGATCCGCAAGGTCCTCGGCGAGCATGCCCGCCTCGGCGCGCTCGCCCCGGCGCTGACGGAGATCTACCGCACCGGCTGGGCGGCCGGCGAGCAGTGCGCCGAGGAGGAGATCAGCCTGCGCGGGCCGGCGGAGCTGGGAAAGGCCGCCGCCGGGGCCGAGCGGCATCCCGCTGGCACCGAGCGGCTGATGGAGTACTGGGCGCACGGTGAGGGCGCGGCGAAGATCCGCTGGGGTCAGCCGAACGACTACGACCGGTGCGTCGTCGAGGTCGGCAAGCATGTGCCCGGGCGGATGGTCCACGGCCTGTGCGCCAACCTGCACCACAGGGCGCTCGGGGTGTGGCCCGGGCAGGAGGACGGCGGCCGGCGTCACAAGGGCGCCGAGTCGGCCGGGCTCGTGAAGGCGTTCGACCCGGGCGAGCTACGCGACTGGCATGGCCGCTGGTCCGTCGCACCGGGCGGCGGTCTCGACGCGATGGGCGGCCGGCATCGGGCGCCACGCCGCGGTGGGTTTACCCGGCCTGGGCATGGCGGCGGGCACCTCCCGGAGGTCGACCCGCCTACCGACCCGCTGGTTCTGCCTGCGGCGCCGGTTGTCCCGGCGCAAACCCAGAGGCAGATAGACAGCCTGGCCGCCCGCTACGGGCCTCGTCTCGACATTCACCGGCCGGACGATCCGGGTGTTCAGCGGGCGATTGACGGACTGTCGACCGTCCCGGGCCGGCATCATGAGCTGATCGACCGGGCCCTCGGCTCCGAGGGGTCGATTTTCATCACTCCCGGCCATCCGGCCACGCATCCGTTCCTGCGGGGCACGGCCACCGGCCGGTGGGCGCTCCAGCACGAACCGAACCTGCACGGCGCATGGAGCGAGAAAGACCGGGAACTCATGCTCGGTGGGCGCCGCGACGCCCATGTCACCGCTGTGCACGAGGCCGGGCATGCGATCGACAGCGCGCTGGGCCGCCCGTCGCAGCACAGTTCGTTCCGCCCGCTCGCCGAATCAGTGCAGCAGCTGTTCCCCGCCGACTACTATCGGCAGCCCTATCCGACCGGGCTTCGGGAATTGTGGGCGCACGCCTACATGGGCTGGATCTTCAACCTGGGCGCCCCCCGGGAGGGATCGGAGATCGGGAAGGCGTTGGAGATTCCGAATCGGCGTGAGGCACGGCAGGCCGGTGACGCTCTCGCAGCCTGGTTCCGCGATCACCTACCGCTCTAGACTGGACGCGTGTTCTCTACTGAGCGTCTTCCTGACGGTCGTATTCGGCGTCCTCGTAGCGTCACAGTTCACGGTCTGATCGGTGACGCCGAGGAGATCCTCGCCCCAGGTGATCCCGGGTACAGCGAGGCCGCCGCAGACCTTGCCGCCCGCAAGGTCGGGGTTGTGCATCCTGATGTGACGCTGCCCCCGCTCGACCCGTCCGAACCGCCGCTGTACTAGCCACGCCCGGGAGGGGATGTGACATCCCCTCCACCTGGCTCGTCTTCGCCGGTCCTGCGGACGACGATCGACTGGAACAGATGGCGGCCCGGCTCGCCGGGTGGCGCCACCATGGCGCGCAATCTCGCGCTGCTCATCGCCCAGGCCGTCGGCCTCGAGGCCGACTGGCATCGGCGGGCGAGCGCCCGCGGCTCGCTGCTCGCTTCCATCGAGGACCGCAAGTTGGACGTGCTCGCGGACACCGTCGCAGACGCGGTCGCGCGTGGTGCTAGCGCGCAGACGCTGGAACGCACGCTGCGCGACGTGCTGGACCGCACCACATGGTCTGATCTGGTGGCCACGACCGAGCTGAACCGGGCGATGACCGCCGCCGCGTTGGACACTTACCAGCAGCAGGGCGTGCCCGCGAAACGGTTCGTGATCAGCCCGGTCGACACGATCCTGCACCCGGATGGTTCCGCGGCCCGCGTGGACCGGGTGTGCCGGCGCTGCCACGCGAACGCGGACGCCGGCCCGGTGCCTCTGTCCGCCGAGTTCCCCGAGGGTGATCCGCCGGTGCATCCGGCGTGCCGCTGCGCTGTCGTTCCGTCCTGGCCTGGCCTGGGGGTGGCATGAGCGCCCTCGACCGGCAGGTGGCCTTGCTGACCGCCCACGCGCAGGCGGATGTGCTGGCCCTCGAAACAGCCCTCGGCGCAAGCCGCCTGTTGAAAGCGTGTGTGGGCTGCGAGCCGCATTGGACACCGGAGCTGCATCCCCGGGGGCCGGGTGGGAAGTTCGCCCGGACTTCCGGGAAGGGGGATGAGAAGCGGGGGAAGGCGGCGACCAACGAGCGGCGCAGGCGCCGGCAACGTCGCGCGGCGGTCGGCGCCGGCGTGGTGGCCGGTGCCGCTCTGGCGGCCATGATGTCCGACCGTGGTGGCCCTCCCCGGGGCGGCGGCCGGGAGCATGGCGGGTCGGGGGGTCCGCCGCATGGGCCGCTGGCGATCGAACCGGGCCGGCCCCCGCAGGGAGGGCGGCCCTCGGATGGCCGCAACCGGTCGGGTGACCGATTCGCGCAGACGATGTTCGGTGCGCCGCGGCTCGGTGAGCCCGGGCGGGATCCCGCGGGCGGGGACAGGCCGTGGCCGGAGCCGGGACGCAACGAACGGGCCGGGCCCCGGCCGTCCGGCTGGACACCGCCGGTCTACACGGTGGATGAGCGGGATATCCCGGACGAGCCGACGATGCGGATGCGCCGCAACCCCTTCGGTGACACGCCGGCCCAGCGGATCCCACGCGGCCAGATGCAGGCCACCAGGCCGTCTCGGCCCGTTGGGCAGGCGCGGCCGGCGGTGGAGAACACGGTTCACCTCTCTGCGCGGGACGTGACACAGGCGATTGTCGGTGCGACAGCCCAACAGGTCTCCCGCAGGTCGCCGCGGGAGAGGGCTCCGCGGACGTTGACGCAGACCGAGCAGGCGAAGGCGCGGCAGATTCTGGCCTGGGCAGTCGCGGCCGGCGCGCCCAGGCAGATCACCTCGCGGGAGATCCGCGCGCACTACGACGAGTGGCTCGCCGCGTTTGAACGCGATCAGAATCCACGCCGGTAGCGCCGGACGTGGCGTGGGAATGAAGGTGCCGCCCGGGTGAACACCGACAAGGTCATCATGATGGTCCGCGCCGACACCAGCGACGATCTGGCGGCTGTCGGTGTGCTGCTCGACCGGATCGGAACTGGGGGGCTGGGTAAGCGGCACCGCGGCTTCGACGTGCTGCAACCCCGCGATCGGACAGGCCGATGGTCGGGTGGCCATGGCGGCGGCGGGCACCGCTCACGGGGCGATCATCACGCCGAGGACGTGTCCGAGGAGGGTTCGCCGGCGCGTCGCGGCCAGCGGCGCAGCCGTGCCATGCGCGTCGCCGTTCCGGCGGTAGCCGCAGCAGCGGGCGCAGCCGCATCCCGCTATCTGCTGGGCGTGCGACGCAAACAACAGCAGCGGGCGGCCGACCAGCGTCGACCACGGACCTATCCCCCGCCCATGAGCACCACGGACGCCGTCGCCCAGGCGTTGATGCACGCGACCCTCGCCTACGTCGACCCGACGGACAAGCACCGGTGATGGATCCATCGACCGCCACCGAGCAGCTTCAGGCCCTCGCCCGCCATCAGACCGGCGTCGACCTCGCCGCTGTAGGGCTCCTGCTGACGCAACTCGACCCGCAGGCGGGCGGGGCGCTCCTGAAGCGTCGGGGAGGGTTCAATCCGCTTCAGCCGCGTGACCCGCGTGGCCGATGGTCACTGGGCGGCGGCGGCTCCCACGCCCATCCATCTGATCATCACCACGGCGATGACGACGAGGACGACGATGTGCACGGGTTCGCCGGGCGTAGCTATCCCGCGGGACCGAGCCTTGGTGATCAGCTGGCTCGTGCGACGTTGATGACCGCGGTGCCCGCATTCGCCGGGGCCGCCGCGTCCGTGCTCGGCGGACGCCTCGCGCAGAGCGGGGTGACCGCGGTCGCGACCCGTATCGCCGCCCGCGGCCTTGCCGCAGCTGCCGGCGCCTGACCATCAAGGTAGGGGAACTGCTGTGGATCCGATGAGTAGGACCATCGCTGACCTTCGCGCCGACGCCGCGGCCGACAACACGGCCGTGCTCGCCCTAGCCCGTGGTCTCGACCCGCTGGCGGTGTTGGTCAAGGGGATGCGGCGGGGAGAGTTCGACCCGTTGCAGCCCCGCGACGAGCACGGCCGCTTCGTGTCGGTGGGCGGCCGGCGGAAGGACAAGAAGCGGCGAGGGCGTGGGCCGATCCGCACTTTCGGGGTGAACGCGGGCCGGGAGGCAGGGAAAATCGTCGGCCGGCACGCAGGCAGAGCGATGGTCGCAGCCGGCCCGGTCCTCGCGGCGCTGGCCGCGAACGAGCTGCACAGGCGGATGGAGAATCATCAGGCCCGCGCCGCCTGGGAACGCGAGGGGCCGGTCACCGATGGCGAGAAGGTCGGCGAGCGGACCTATGGCGGCCGGAGGTATTCCGGGTCGACCCGTCGGGAACGACCGCTCTCTCGTCCGCTGCGCGAGCTTAGTCGGCCGCTGCGCGAACTTGCGCGCCGCCGGCGCGACTCGAGTGGGTGACGGGTTCCGCTCACCCCCTACACCTATCGCCCTGGCGACATGGCCGGGATGGGCCGTGTGAGTGATCCGTCCCGCAGATCTCACCCCGGCCGGGCAGCCGGGTCAGCTACGGCCGATACGGCGACTTCTGCGGCCGCGTCGTCGACCACGAGTAATCCCAGGCGTCGGCCTCTCATCTCACCACGCAGACGACAAGACCAAGGAGGGCGTAATGCCCGATCGGGTGGATTTCTACGCCCCCATTCTGAACAAGGGGCGCGACGACGACGGTGTGCTGTGGGTCGAGGGTCAGATCACCGGCCCCGGCCTGGACAACGATCAGCAGCGCATGGACTCCGGCTGGCTGAAGTCGGCCGTGCCGGAGTGGGCGAAGGTCGGCAACGTCCGGGAGCAGCACAACCCCAAGAGTGCGGTGGGCCGGGCGGTCGAGGTGTGGGAGACCGGCGCCGGCGACTGGCACATGCGCGCGAAGATCATCGACAAGGCGGCGGCGTCGAAGGTCGAGCACGGCGTCTACTCGGGCTTCTCGATCGGGGTGGCGAACCCGACGCTGGTCAAGTCGGCGGACGCGCCGAAGGGCAAGTGCGCCGGCGGCCGGCTCGTCGAGGTGTCCGTGGTGGACCGGCCGGCGTTGCCGTCGTGTGTGCTGACCGTCGCGAAGGCGG